GAAGAAGTAAGACTTGCACAAATGAAACTTGAAGACGGTTTAACAATCGTTGAAAGTGATTTTGAAGAAGGTGCTTCTATTGAAATAGTAACTGAAGACGGAAAAGTAAGTATGCCTATTGGCGATTACACACTTGAAGACGGAAGAATGGTAGTAGTTAAAGAAGAAGGTCTTATAGCTGAAATTAAAGAAGCTAAAGAAGAAGAAGAAGAAACTACTGAAGAAGTTACTGAAGAAGAAGCGAAGTCTGAAGAAAAAGAAGAATACGCAGAAGAAACTAAAGCACCTAAAAAAGTAATTGAATCAATTACAAAAGAATCTTTCTTTTCTGAAATCGAAAAGCTTAAAGAAGAAAACGAATCTTTAAAGAAAGAACTTGAAGGTTTAAAATTAAGTTCTGAAGAAACTTCAGTTGAAAACACGGAAGTAAAAGAAACTGAAAAAGAAACTACTGAAGTAGAACTATCTACTGAAGAAGAACCAAAACCAATAGTACACAACCCTGAAAACAAAGAACGTGTAAACTTAGGTAGAAAAATAGCACCTAACAGACAACGTACTATTATGGATAGTGTGTACGAAAGAATTGCAAATAAAAATAATTAATAATTAAAATTTAAACAAATGGCTAATACCCTAACTGGAAGCACTTATGCTGGTGAATTTGCTGGTGACTATGTCGCAGCTGCCTTACTTTCTGCTCCAACACTTGAAAAAGGTTTAATTACTGTTTTACCTAACATACACTACAAGAGAGTGATGAAAAAAATCAGTACAACTGGTAGCGTTCTTGTAAACGCAACTTGTGACTTTGACCACAATATGGACGTTGATGTTGCTGAACGTGTTTTAACTTTGAAGGAACTACAATCTAACGTACAATTGTGTAAGAAGGACTACCACCAAGACTTCATTGCAACCCAAGCTGGTTATTCTGCTTACGAATCTTTACCTGGAAACTTTAAAGATTTTATGATAGCACACGTAGCTGGAATGACGGCTGCAAAAATCGAAACTAACATTTGGGAGGGTGCAGTAGGTTCAAGTGGTCAGTTTGACGGTTTAGTAACTTTAGCACTTGCTGACGCAACTGTTGTTGATGTTGCTTCTCACGCTGCTGTAACAGCTTCAAACGTAATCGATAAATTAGGTTCTATTGTAGATGCTATTCCTAACACCGTTTACGGTTCTGAAAGCTTGAAAATCTATGTATCAAGAAATATTGCAAAAGCGTATGTACGTGCTTTAGGTGGTTTTATCGCTGCTGGAGTTGGTGCAAACGGTACAGACAACAAAGGAACTCAATGGTTCTCAAATGGTGCTTTATCATTTGACGGTATTCCAGTAGTAGTAGCTAACGGAATGGCTGACGATACTGCAATGGCAGCTGAATCTACAAACCTATTCTTTGGTTGTGGTTTACTTTCAGACATTAATCAAGAAGTTAAATTCATTGATATGTCAGAAATTGACGGTTCTCAAAATTGCAGAATTGTTATGAGAATGCAAGCTGGTGTTCAATACGCTATTGGTTCAGACGTAGTTCTTTACCACGCATAAGACTAATTAATTGTGGGGTGTAAAAACCCCACTTATTTATAAACTTTTTAAAGCTTAAAATATGTCGTGTGATATTATAGCTGGAAGAACGGAACAATGTAAAGACGCAGTAAGTGGCTTACACGCTATTTATATGGTCAATTACGGTGACGTAGATTTCCAAGCACTAAACCAATATGGTACTGGTGACAACACAGACCAAATTGTTTCTGTACAAACAGACGGTTTGACATTTAGTATTTATAAGTTTGAACTAAAAGGAAATAATTCATTTGAACAAGCTATTAATAGTAGTCGTGAAAATGGTACGACATTTTTTGAGCAGACGCTTACAGTTCAACTTAAAAGACAAGATGTAAAATCTACAAAGAACGTAAAACTAATTTCTTACGGAAGACCAAGAATAATTGTACACGCAAGAGGTGACCAATTTTTCTTAATGGGTCTTGACCAAGGTTGTGATGTAACTGCTGGTTCAATTTCAAGTGGTAGTGCTTTAGGTGACTTTAACGGTTATTCTTTAACATTTACTGCACAAGAAGAATTACCAGCGAACTTCATTAACTGTACAAATGAAACTGAATTAAAACTATTGTTACAAAACGGTGCTGGTGGTACTGGTTCTTGTACAATCGTAACTTCATAAGAAACACTTTTCCTTTACTTTATACTTGTGTTAAGGGCGTTATTTCGGTAACGCCTTTTTTTATTAGAAACAAAAACACGAAAATTAGTTATATAAGTATGGTTATACTAACAACTTCTACAAGTCCACAATCTTTTATATTTATACCACGTTCTAAAACGTATGACGGTCTTTATTTAACAGATGAAAGTACAAACGTAACTACACAAATTACAATTAGTTCAAACGCAACTAATGACTATTACGAAACTATTACTGCAACCTTTGTAGTAGCTTCACCAAGCTTTACTTTAAAAGAAGGAAGGTTTTACACTTTTGAAGTGCGTAATGGTTCAAGCGTAGTTTATAAAGGCAAAATATTCTGTACTGACCAAACAGTAAGTTCTTATAGTGTAAACCACAACACGTACACACAACATAGTACAACTAACGATTTTATAATGTATGAATAATAACAATCTACACGTATTAAATTTAAGTGCTTACGAAGCACCAGAAGTAGTTGAAAATAACAAAGACAACTACGTGACGTATGGCACTAATAACGACTATTACGACTTTCTAATTGAAAGGTATAAAAATAGTGCTACAAATAATGCTATTATAAACAATATATCAAAGTTTGTATATGGTAAAGGTTTAAATGCTACTGACGCTTCTAAAAAACCAAATGAATACGCACAACTTATTACTTTATTAGATAAAGACGAACTAAAAAAAGTAATTCTTGACTTTAAAATGTTAGGACAAGCAGCGTTCCAGGTACATTATTCTAAAGACCGTAAGAAAATAGCAAAGGTATATCATATGCCTATCCAACTAATTGCACCTGAAAAGTGTGATGAATACGGAAATATCAAAGGTTACTATTATAGTGATAATTGGAAGGACACTAAAAAATTCCCACCTAAAAGAATTGCAGCTTTTGGAAGTTCAAAAGACGAAGTAGAAATATTATGCTTTAAAAACTACACGGTTGGAATGAAGTATTTTGGTTGTGTAGACTATGTAGGTGCTTTATCATATTGTACACTTGAAGAAGAAATTTCAGACTACTTAATAAACGAAGTACAAAATGGTTTTAGTGGTACTAAAGTAGTAAACTTTAACAATGGAATACCAACAGAAGAACAACAAAACATTATTTCAAATAAAGTAATGTCAAAGCTTACTGGTTCACACGGTCAAAAAGTAATAGTAGCTTTTAATAGTGATGAAACAAGCAAGACTACAATAGATGACATACAACTAAATGACGCACCAGACCATTACACTTATTTAAGTGAAGAATGTTTACGTAAAATAATGTTAGGACACAATGTTACAAGTCCTTTATTATTTGGAATAGCAAACGCAAATGGTTTTAGTTCAAATGCAGACGAGTTAAAAAATAGTTCTATTTTATTTGAAAACTTAAATATAAAACCAATGCAAGGTGTTATAATAGACGCTATTAATAAAATATTAGCTTACAATGGTATTGCATTAAACTTATATTTTAGGACTTTACAACCTTTAGAATTTAAAGATTTAGACGGATATAAAGACGCTGAAGAAAAAGAAGAAGAAACTGGATATAGTTTTAGTAAAGACGGTGTAACTAAAGAATTTAATTTAGAAGAATTAATAGACGAAATTGGTGAAGATGTGCCAAGTGACTGGCTACTAATAGACGAAAGCGAAGTAGACTATGACAACGAAGAAGAATTAGACCAAATTATAGCAAAAGCTAACAAAAGTAGCAAAGATAGAAGCACCTTATCAAAGATATATAAGTTTGTCACACAAGGTATAGCAAGACCAAATGCAAAAAGTAGACAAGATATTACAGTAGACGGTGTTAAATTCTATACAAGATACAGATATAAAGGTGAACTTCGAGATGATACAAGGGATTTCTGTTCTAAAATGTTAGAAAAAAACAAAATATATCGTAAAGAAGATATAATGCAAATGCGAACTAAACCAGTCAATCCAGGTTGGGGTAGAGGTGGTGCTGATACTTATTCAGTATGGTTGTATAAAGGTGGTGGTTCTTGCAGACATTTTTGGAATCGTGAAGTGTACGTTCAATTTGAAGGTGTTGGATTAGATATTAAAAGTCCAAGACTAAAACCAAAAGCAACTGAAACTGCAATTAAAAAATTAGAAAAATATGGCTACTACACAAACAAAGGTAAAATGATGAATGGAGACCAAGTAGCACAAAAACCAAGAACTATGAGAAATAGAGGTTTTATAAAACCAAGAAATTTTACAACACCAGTAAACGATTAATATGCCAAACGTACTTTTAATATCAAGAAACGACATAACACGCTATACTGCTTTAAATGGTAATGTAGACCAAGATAAGTTTTTGCAATTTATTTATATTGCACAACAAATACATATTTTAAATTTTTTAGGTACAGACTTACTTGAAAAGCTTAAAAGTGATATTGCTGCTGGTTCTTTAACTGGTAACTACCAAACACTTGTAAACACCTATGTTAAACCAATGTTAGTACACTATTCAATGGTTGAATATTTACCATTTAGCACGGTTAGTATTTCAAATAAAGGTGTATTTAAACACACTTCAGAAAATGCAACTGTAATAGACCAAAGCGAATTAGAAAAGCTTATAGAAGCAGAAAGGAAAATAGCTAAAAATTATGCTACAAGGTGTGTAGATTATTTAAACAATAATAGCACACTTTTTCCTGAATATACTTCAAACACAAATGAAGATGTAAACCCACAAAGGGGTGTAAACTATGGTAATTGGTATATATGAAAAAAACACGAAAAAGTAAACCAAAAGAAATTAACATATTAAAGTTAAAAAAATACTTAAAGCAAAATGGCAGAAAAGAAAATAAGTCAATTAACGGCAAAGGGTAATCCATTAGAAACAACTGATTTACTTATAATAAGTGAAGATGATGGAAGTGGTGGATATACAACAAAATATGTTACTGGTGCAGAAATAAACAATTTTAGTATTAATACAAGAACTGACAACTATACTTTTGTATTAACTGATGCACATAAACTTGTAGAACTTAATCATACTGGAAGCAAAACTTTTAGTATTCCTACAGAAAGTAGTGTGGCATTTCCAATAGGAACAGAAATAAAATTAGCAAACTATGGAACTGGCGAATTAAGAGTTGCTGCATTAGTAGGTGTAACAATGTTATCTGACGGAGGTAAATTTAAA